GAGCTATCCACCAAGACTGTGATGCGTATTGTCTGTCGATTTGACTTTGAAGAGGATATCTCGCGCGACGTGAATGGAGATGTGATCTCTATTCGAGCCATCGAGTACTTCACCAAAGTGCCCTTCATCCCGTCACCGGATGGTGGAGTCTATGATATCGGCTTTGGAGTGCTGCTAGGTCCCCTCAACGAATCTACTAACTCCCTCATCAACCAGCTAATTGATGCGGGGACGATGGCAGTCACTGCCGGTGGATTCCTCGGGAAGGGAGCCAAAATTCGAGGTGGTGTCTATACCTTTGCTCCCCTCGAATGGAAGCGTGTTGATAGCTCGGGGGACGACCTCCAAAAGTCAATCTTCCCTCTTCCCGTGCGAGATCCTAGTGCTGTTCTCTTCCAACTCTTATCCCTCCTCATTAACTACACCAACCGCATTTCAGGCACTACCGATACTATGGTTGGTGAGAATCCCGGGCAGAATACTCCCGCGGAAACCATGCGCACTATGGTGGCCGAGGGCCAGAAGATCTACAACTCGATCTTCAAACGCATCTGGCGGTCAATGAAGGAGGAGTTTCGCAAACTCTACCTGTTGAATGCCAAACATCTTCCCGAACAATTTACTTTCGGTGAAAAGGGCCTGAGCGTGAGTCGCAAGGACTACTTGGGCGATCCCACGAGGATTGCACCTGTAGCTGATCCAAACGTCACCTCGGAAGCAATGCGCTTCCAGCAAGCTCAGGCCCTTAAAGGTACCTCTATGCAGACTCCGGGCTACGATATCGCTGCGGTCGAGCGCCGCTACCTCAAGGCCCTCAAAATTGACGGGATTGATGAGATCTATCCAGGGCCTGACAAAGTGAAGCCGGGCACCGATCCGAAAGTTCAGATCGCTATGATGAAGTTGCAAAGCGAGCAAGCTCGGTTGATGCAAGAGAAGGTGTTGTTTGTTGCTGAACTGATGGAACAACATCGCCTTAACACAGCCAAGATACTAGAGTTGCAGGCCAAAGCGGTCAAGGCTATCGAGGATATCCAAGGCGATGCGCGTGATCGAGAGATTAATGCTGTAAACACTGCAATTGGAGTTTTCAACGCCCACAATGACGCCCTAACCAGCCGTATCGAACTCATCTTAAAGGCCCTTGAACATGACAGAGAGACAGCCGCTAACGGAGGAAGCATTTCTAGCGTGGAAGGACAATCCAGTGACCAAGTCCCTGATGCGGGTGCTGCGCTTTTGGAAAGCCCGGCACCAGGAGGAATGGGCGTCGGGCAAGTTCAGTGATCAGAGCCAGTTTGGGACAGCAATCTTGAATGCCAAGGCTATTGGCAGTTGTGAGTTGATTGAGAAGGTAACTAAGTTAGACTTTGAACAACTTCTAGGAGAAAGTGATGATGCAGAACACTTCCGGCTTGACTCCATTGGGCCGAGCAGTTTTGGTTGAACCCCTTGAATCAAACGACATTAAGAGCGCGATCATAGCTATCCCGGACACGGCAAAAGAACGCCTAATGATGGCTGAGCAACAGGCCCTTGTGATTGCGGTAGGCCCTGAAGCATGGCGGGATGAGCGGGTGCCCAGGGCGGCTCCCGGAGAAAAGGTAATGATCTCCAAGTATGCGGGAACTATGACCATTGGCCCACGTGACAAAAAGCAGTATCGAGTAATCAACGCTAACGATGTCTTCCTGCGCATCGAGGATTGATCCGTGGGATTGACATTACACCAATCAGAGGATACCATAGCGCCATGAGTGACACCGAGACCGTCGACACTACAGAGGTCGAGCAGCAAGCACGCGAACTTGGCTGGGCACCGCAAGCTGATTTCAAAGGCGACCCAGAGAAGTGGGTAGATGCCAAAACTTACCTTGAACGTGGTGAGCAGGTGCTTCCCATCGTCAAGGCAACCAACCGGCGGTTGCGCGAGGACCTGACCCGGCAGGCCGCTGAAACAGCTGCGATGAAAGCGGCGCTTGCACAGAGCCAAGAGACTATTGCAGCTCTCCAGGAATTCCACGAAGCTGACACAAAAGATCGCGTTGATCGTGCTCGGAAGGACCTTCTCGAGCAACTCAAACAAGCCAAGCGCGACGAGAACGTTGATCGTGAGGTAGAGCTGACCGATGAGCTCTCGCGACTTAACACTGCTGTCGCAGAAGCCAAACCCAAAGAACGTACTAACGGCAGCGGCACAGCCGATCCCCAACCTCCCCGTGACTACACCAAGGACCCTGAATTCGTCGCTTGGCACGAGGAGAACCAGTGGTACGGCACTGACTTCGGCCGCACTAACATCGCCCGGGGAATTGCTCAGCAGCTTCGCCTAAACGGAGACCAAACCACTGGTCGAGCATTCCTTGACCGGGTAGTGGAAGGCACCCAGAAGGAAATCCAACGCCTCACAGGTCGCCCAGCTCCATCCAAGGTCGAGGGAAGTCGCGGCGGTGACGGAGGTGGTGGGGGAGGTGGAGGTGGTGGCCCTAATGGGAAGTCCTACAACGATCTCCCGGCAGCCGCCAAAGAGGTCTGCGACAAGTTCGCAGCTGACTCGCGCCTTGTTGGTCCAGGTAAACTTCACAAGGACATAAAGTCCTTCCGTGAGTCCTATGTGAAAGAATTCTACCGAGGCGCCAATGACCAATCCCGCTAATGCAGTTCTCGACACTGTCACCGACGAATCTCGCATTCCGATGGGATTACCTCAACTCACCCTTGAGGTCCCCAACCGCGAGGGCTATGTACGCCACTGGTTCGCTGATCGCCCCGGTCGCATCCCCCGGGCACTGCGCGGTGGATTCACTTTTGTAAGCTCCGACGACGTTCGTCTTAACAATTCAACCATAGCAGATGATTCAACAGTCAGTGGTAACACCGATCTTGGCTCCAAGGTAAGTGTGCACGGCGGCGTGGATGAACACGGTCGCGGGATTCGACTCTTCCTGATGGAGATCAAACAAGAGTGGTGGGATAAAGACATGGCCCTGAGAGAAGAAACAAGCGAACGAATTGCTGACTCCTTGCGAGGCGGAAGGACCGGCGCTGAACGGGAAACCGGAACAGACGCGCAACTCCGCTACAATCGCATGGCGCAGACTGACAACATGTTCTCACGCAAAAAACGGAGGTAACGCATGGCAAACGCGAACCGTCCGTCAGGGTTGAGTCCTGTTCAATATCTCAACGGCGCACCTTGGACAGGTGGCGGTCGAGTGTATTGCATTCCCAGCACTGACGACACATTGGTCTATGCCATCGGTGACCCAGTTGATATCGCGGGAGATGCTGACGCAAACGGCATTCCCACTATTACACTGGCAACTGCTGGTACAGGCAATGGGATCTTGGGTGTAATTGTAAGTGGCGCTGGTGGTCTCGTGTATGGTGGTAGTCTTTCTCGCTCACAAGAAGATCCTCTTGTGATTCCGGCTACCAAGACACGCAACTACTATGTGCTAGTCGTAGATGATCCCAACGTCATCTTCGAGTGCCAAGAAGAAGCAACTGGCACGGCCTTCACATCAGCTGAAGTGGGGCTCAACGCTAACCTTGTGTCTGGCACGAACAACGGTTATGTTTCAGGGTGGCAAATTGATCGAACCAGCCCGGCAGTTACGGCGACGCTGCAAGTGCGTCTCCTACAACTTGCTCCGAGATCAGGCAACGCCTTCGGTGACTATGCGAAGTGGTGGGTACTGATTAACAACCATCGCTACCGCATCGGTCAAGTTGGAATCTAAAGGAGACGATCATGCCTGGCGTAAGCAACACTGGTTCGCATCCGCAACTACTCTGGCCCGGTATCCACGCGATCTGGGGGCAGGTTTATGCTGAGCACCCAACTGAGTACACTGACCTGTACGATGTGACGGACTCAGACAAAGCCTACGAACGTGATGTGCAAGTGACCCCCTTCGGTCTTGCTCCAATCAAAACCGAGGGTGGTTCAGTAACGTATGATAGCGAGTTCCAAGGTGCTATCACTACCTACACGCACATCGCCTACTCGCTTGGCTACATCGTGACTTACGAGGAGCTCATCAATAACCTCTACAAAGAGGTCGCAACTCGTAGGGCACAAGCCAATGCCTTCTCAATCAATCAGACGATTGAGACAGTGGCTGCATTCATCTACAACAATGCCTTTGTCACGACCTACTTCACCACCGGCGACGGTGTTGCCTTGGGAAGCACTGCTCACGTCAATGCGAGCGGTGGGACCTATAGCAACGTCCTCAACCCGGCGGCGGACTTGTC